CTAACCACATCCTTGGTAGCGACAGTGCTACTGACCTAGCCGCAGGAACTCTTGATGGCACTGGTAACTTGGACATTGGTTTCGGTTCTAACGAGCATGATCCTTTGGATGTCATGGCACACATGGCCCGTCTTCTTGACGAGCAAAGCATTCCAGAAGAAGGTCGTTGGTTCTTGGCTCCACCTAGCTTTTACGAGCAGTTGTCTCAGTCTAGCTCTAAGCTAATGTCTGTTGACTTCAACGCAGGACAAGGTGGAATCCGAAATGGTCTAGTATCATCAGGTAAGCTTCGTGGTTTTGACATGTACAAGTCAAACAACATTGCTGCTCCTTCAAATGCTGCGGGTAAGATTATTGCAGGACACATGAGTTCTACTGCAACCGCCCAGACTATCACAAGCACTGAAGTCCTTCGTGACCCAGATAGCTTTGGTGACATCTGTCGTGGACTGCATGTTTATGGCGCTAAAGTTTTACGCCCTGACGCACTTGTTTCTGCGTTCTACGGTATCGACTAAGCAATAAATTAGAGAAGGGGGTGTAAAAACCCCTTGATCTTTTAAGAGGTACACATGGCAATATTAGGAAGCAACACAAAACCTTTAATGATTAAAGGAAAAAAAACAGGGAAGATATTAGGCGATACAGGAAGTTGGTATAAGACAGATAACAAAAAGAAATATGAAGATAACTGGGATGTTATTTTTGGAAAGAAAGAAACTGAACTTAAATCAAAGGCGCACTAAATTATGGCAACAACTTACCTTGAACTAACTAATGAGCTTTTGCGTGAACTCAACGAAGTTGCCTTAACGTCAGCAACTTTTTCGGCTGCGTTAGGTGTTCAACAGCACGTTAAAGACTCAGTAAATCGTGCTTACTTTGATATTATAACTGAAGAACCACAATGGCCTTTCTTGGCTACCGCAGAAAGCGGAGAAACAGATCCAATGTACGGAAATGCGTATGTTGAAACAGTAGCAGGACAAAGATGGTTTGAGTTAAAACCTGCAAGCAGTAACATTACAACCGACTTTAGTTCAATAGATTGGGATAACTTCTATATGACTACTGTGGGCGTAAGTGGCGAAGTAGCGCCATATGAAGCGCGGAACTTAAAGTTTATGAGTACCGAAGCTTGGAAAGACTTTCGCAGAATTTCGGAGAATTTAGATGATGCAGATACACAACAATATGGTGTTCCTACCGCTGTTCTTCGTAGCCCTGACTCTCGCAAATTTGGACTCAGTCCCATTCCTGACAAGGTCTACCGCGTCTGGTTCTACGCTTGGGATCTTCCTTCAAGACTCTCTGGACACGGAGACACTATAGTTTTTCCAGATTTGTATACTGGCGTTCTACAAGCTAGAGCTAGGTACTACATCTGGCAGTTTAAAGATAACCCACAAGCAGCAGCTTTTGCACTAGAAGATTATAGAAAAGGCTTACGCAGCATGCGCTCTAATCTTGTTGAGCCTGTGCCTACTGATATTAGAGATGACCGGATGAGGTTCGTTTAATGGCTGCTTCACAACCTTTTGGTATTTCATGTAAAGGTGGTTTAAACACCAACATTAATGCACTTGAACTGCTTGCAAATCCCGGTTTAGCTACAAAGTTATTAAACTTTGAAGTAAACGCAGACGGTGGTTACAGGCGTGTTAACGGTTATACCGCGTTTGGAAACTCACGCCCTAGTGGTGGAGATGCTATACTAGGTCTTCAAGTATATGCAGACGGTGTAATTGCCTGTGCAGGAACAGGTATTTTCTTTAGCATTGATGGCTCAACTTGGTTACAGCTTAATAAATCAAGCGTAGCAAGTGGAGGAGATAACTTTACAACTTTTAGTGGGCGCAGTGTAGCTGCAAGAACAGCACAAGCTCAAGTAAGTTTTGCATTGTTTGAAGGTAATACAGACTACGGAAAAATTATAATTACAGACGGAGCTAATAAGCCTTTCTTATTTAGCATGACAGGTACAGGTGGCTTAAGCTCTCGTACATTTTTTGCAGAAGATATAACAGTAAGCGGATCAACAGCGCCAACAATATGTGCTATTCACAATAATCACTTAGTTGTGGCAGCAGCACCCTCAGCTAAAAATACAATTTTTTATAGTTCAACATTAGACCCCTCTAGTTTTTCTGGCTCTGGTGCAGGTAGTATTGCACTTCCAGACCAAGTAGTAGGAATTAAAAGCTTTCGTGATGACTTAATAATCTTTTGTAGAAACAGCCTACACAAACTTATCAATATTACTAATTCTAGTACAATTGCAATAGTGCCTATTACAAAAAACGTAGGTTGTCTTAGTCCTCACACTATTCAAGAAATTGGTGGTGACTTAGTTTTTCTTTCACCGGATGGTATCCGTTCAGTAGCAGGTACAGCACGTATTGGTGACGTTGAATTAGGATCAGTAAGCCGACAGATTCGTTCTCTTCTTGCGGCCCTTGCAGGATCAATAACAAGTTTTAATATTTCAAGCACAGTTTTAAGAAGCAAATCACAATACAGATTATTTTTTAGTTCAACTGGAACAGACACATCATTTGCAAAAGGAATAATAGGTACGCTTACTGCTAACGGCTTTGAATGGTCAGAAACAATAGGCATACAAGCAACAGGAATTACAGCAGGTTTTGATAGTGATTTTATAGAAAAAATATATCATGGTGATGGAAAAGGTTATGTTTATAACCATGACACAGGAAATTCTTTTAGTGATAACGGAACAGCTTTTAATATAAGCGCAGAATACAAAACACCACATTATGATTTTGGAGATATTGGAACTAGAAAAACTTTGTATTACGTCAAACTATCTCTGTCTCCTGAAGGAGCAATTGCTCCCACTTTGAGTCTTAAATACGACTACGAGTCTTTAGATATTCCACAGCCTGCACCTTATGCAGTAGTTGGTATTCCAATTCCTGCTACTTTTGGAGTCTCTGCATTTGCAGATGCTACATTTGGAGGAAGCGAAGAGCCAATGTTTAGACAAGCAGTAGAAGGTAGTGGACACGTTACAAACTTTAAAATTACCAGTAATGATCAGAACGCACCCTACGGAATTAATGGAATATACATTGATTACGTTCCATCAGGCAGGAGATAACCCGACATGGCAGGAACAAGTTATATTAGACAAAGCACACTAACAGACGGCAATACAATTACTGCTGCTCTTTTTAATGACGAATACAATAAACTTGTATCTGCATTTACTTACTCTTCTACTGGAACTACAGGACATAGACATGACAGTTCTGCGGGAGAAGGCGGAAACATTTTTAAAATTGGTGATCAAGACTTCTTAAACAAAATTGAAGCCGATAGCACTAATAATCGTTGGGGTTTTTATGTTCAAGTGAGCAGTGGAACCGTGGAGCAGATACGCATTCAAGACGGTGCAATTGTTCCAGTTACTGACAGCGATGTAGATTTAGGTACTAGTTCATTATATTTTAAAAACGCTTACATTGATAGTATTACTACAACAGGGAATGTAGCTGTTGGCGGCAACTTAACAGTTACAGGAACTACAACATTTAATGGTGGCACACTGACGCTAGGTGACGCAGCAGGTGACAATGTTGTATTTGGTGCAGATGTAAATAGTAACATTATTCCTAATACTGACAGTGCTTTCGATCTTGGAAGCTCTTCGCAGGAATGGAGAGATTTATATCTTGACGGAACAGCACATATTGATACTTTAAAAACTGACGCTTTTTTTATTAACGGAACTGCTGTATCTTCTACTGCCGCTGAGTTAAACATCCTCGATGGAGTTACAAGCACTGCAGCAGAACTTAATATTCTTGACGGAGTTACAAGCACCGCAGCAGAACTAAATGCCTTAGACGGCATTACAGCAGTTGTTGGAGAGCTTAATGCTTTAGACATAGGTAGCACAGCAATAGGAACCGCAGTAGCTTCTAAAGCAGTGATCCTTGATTCAAACAAAGATTACACTGGAATAAGAAACCTTACATTAACAGGCGACCTTACTATAGGTGGTGACGATCTAATAATGGGTACTAACACTGCGGGTGCGCTTCTTATTGCTGACGGAACTAATTTTAACCCTACTACTATATCTTCTTTAACTGAGATTAGTACCGCTGCAACTGAGGACACTTTTCTAGCTATAGATGCTTCTGGTGGAGGACTTAAAAAAATTACTAGGGGTACTATCATTGCAGGTACTGGTTCAAGTGGAGATTTAGCTAGTATTGTAGAAGATACAAGTCCACAGTTGGGCGGCAGCTTAGATGTTAACGGCCAAGATATTGTTACAACTTCTAATGCTACTCTTGATTTAGCTCCTAATGGAACAGGTACAGTTGTTGTACGAGGTAATACTAACTCAGGTGCAATCGTATTTAACTGTGAAAGCAACAGCCACGGCCAGAAAGTATTTGGTCAGCCTCACTCAGCTTCTGTAACTAATGCTTTAATGCTCCCTGCCGGAGCCAACTCAACCTTAGTATCTCTTGTTTCTGTTGATACATTAACTAATAAAACTTTAACATCTCCAAAAATTAATGAAGATGTAGCAGTTACTTCAACGGCTACTGAAATAAATATTCTTGATGGAGTTACAAGTACCACTGCGGAGCTTAACATTCTTGATGGTGTTACAAGTACTGCGGCAGAACTTAACATTCTTGACGGTGCCACTGTTGTTGTAGCAGAAGTTAATTTCTTAGACTTAGGTAGTACCGCAGTCGGTACAGCAATAGCATCTAAAGCAGTTATCCTAGATTCTAATAAAGACTACACGGGTGTACGAAACCTAACAATCTCTGGAGAACTAGACGCAGCTACATTAGATATTAGTGGAGCAATAGACGTTGCAGGAAATTCTGTATTAGCTTCTGTTGACGTAACTGGGGTAGCTACAGCAACCACTTTTGAGCCTGACGGAGACACAGCCGCAGGTGATAATGCCGCGATAGGTTACACCGCCGCAGAAGGACTTATTCTTACAGGTCAAGGCTCAACCAACGATGTAACCATCAAGAATGACGCTGACGCAGATGTTATTGAAATACCGACAGGCACTGTTAACGTCACTATGGCAGGTACTGTTACTGCGGCAAGCACGTTAGTAGGTAACGCAGGACTACACGTTAAGAACGGCGCTACCGGAGCAGGTTTTGTTCAGTTCTTTGAGGACTCAGACAACGGCACGAACAAAGTTACTCTTGTTGGCCCTGCGTCTACCGCAGATATTACCTTAACGCTCCCAAGCTCCGCAGGCAGTAGCGGTCAGTCTATGGTCACTGACGGCAATGGCGTGTTATCGTTTGCAACAGTAGGTGGCTTATATAACGACTGGGCAATCAAGACTAGCGCGTACACAATGGTTTCGGGCGATCAGATTATTGTTAATGCTTCTGGGGCAACCACAATTACGGTTCCTGCATCTGCAAGCGCGGGAGACACAGTAACAATTAAGGCCACGGGCGGCGGTACAGTGACTATTGGCCGTAACTCACAAAAGATCAATTCAACAGCGGCTGATGGCACTTTAACTACCGGAAAAAGCACTCAGCTTGTGTTTGTTAATTCAACAATCGGCTTTCTGGAACTTTAATTAGGAGATAAAAAATGGCAGTAATACTAGGTGTTGATTCAGTTCTTGAAACGATTATCCTCACAATATCACAGACGTTTACACCTCCAGTAAACGGCACAGGTATTATCTATGTAATTGGTGGAGGAGCGGCGGGGTCAGGAAGTGAGTCTGTAAAAGTAGCAGGTGGAGCAGGTGGTTATAGTCGTAAAGCAGTGACTTTTGCCACAGGCACAGACTGGACAATTGTGGTTGGTGCGGGTGGTAGTGGAGGGCAGGATACAGGTGTAGTTGCAGGAGGTAATTCTACAGCGGCAGACGGATCAACCAGTATGGCAGGGAATGGTGCGCCAACCAATGGCAACGGTGGTACTGCAAGCGGGGGTAATGTTAATTTTACGGGTGGTACAGGTAGCGGTAGTGGTGCATTAGCAGGAGGTGGAGGAGCAGTTGGTGTATTTGCTCACGGGTCTACTTCCGCAAGTGCATCAGGTGGTCAAACTACTGACGCGAATGGAGGATCTGATAGCCCGTTAGTTTTAGGGCTAGGTCAACTTATTGGCGGTTTTGGAGGCGGGTCAAGCGGTGCTAATGGCGGCTTTTTGTCTGGAGGAGGGAACAATTCACACAGTGTTGCTAATGTCAATTGCTGTGGTGGAAAAGGCGGTATAGGCGGTGGCGGGGGCATGGGGTCTCAAACGAGTGGACTTTACGGCGTAGGCGGTAATGGCGGCGATGGCCTTGTAATTATTCAATACTTGACCGTAACGTAAGGAGATATGAAATGAAATATAACATTAAGGATTCTGATGGTAACATCACAAATACCATTAAAGCCGACCTAGCATTTGTTGAAGCTAACTTTGACTACTACGAAGAGTGGGTTGCACCTACGCCAACAGCAGCAGAGACTGCAAGAGCGTGGAGAGATCAAGAATTATCTACCACCGACAGGGTTGCACAAACTCCAGACTGGCCGAATCGAGCCAACATCCTGACTTATAGGACTGCCTTGCGTAACTGGCCGTCTACTTCAGATTTTCCCGCTACACGCCCCGAACTATAAGCGAGGTGGGCCATGTTAGCAGAGATTGCAATTGCTAATGCAACTATTACCGCAGGAGATGGCTTGACCAAAAGTAAATGTTAAAACAAAAACTACTTTTTTTAATTATAATTTTACCGTTTGTTGTAGCGATAGTATATT